GCATCGCCGTCGTCGGTGAGGGGATTCCATTGCCAAAATAACCCATCCCAATTTGGATCAATCCCAGCCGCCTTCGCAGCCAGTTCAAGCAATTCACGATCACTCATTGTTTTCTCCGCTCAAGGTAGAGCAAATTTCATCGCGCATCTCATTGAATTTTTGCCGTGTTACATCAGATCGCCGATTTGCAGAGTAGCTTTCACTGTCAGCATCTGCCCAGTAATTCTGACCCATGATAAAGGCGCGATCCAATGCTTTACGGACCAGTTCTACTTGTGCTTCATTAAGACTTTTCATTTTTTACCCCAGAGTGTTTTCTCGAGATTGTCGATCATAACGATTTGCCGTTCAACCTGTTCACGCAATTTCTTCTCATTGACACGACTGATTGCCAGTTGAGCACCGTTGAATTCCGCGAGATCAAGAGCCTTCTCAATCAGGTTCAGTAACTCATTGGGATCCCGGGTTTTCATTGCTGCACTGAGGATTTCAATTCTAGTGTTTGTCAAGTTATTCTCCGACGTTACTTTAGCTGAATTAAAGAACACCTCGCATGATCAACTCATATTCGGCACGAGCCAGAACACGTCGTTTATCTTCATCACCGTCGCAGTTAGGGTACTGCAACTGCTCTTCCAGCTGGTTCATGAACTCCACCAATTCTTTGAATTTCCGGTCTACTGCTGGGTTGTTCTGGAAGCCTTGCGGGATGGTGATCATGATATTCTCCTTAGAACAGTTCTACTCGACCATCGTCTACCTGAACATTATTCAGTTCAACATCATCATTGTTCCACACATCATGGAACACGACAGCAGCATCTTGCGGCATCTGCTTCAACAGTTCGATCAGTTCTGCTACGGTCATCATTTCAAGTTCCTTTCAATCTATAGGTTAATTATACCGCAAGATTGAATAAAAGTAAATTATCTCTCAAATTGAGTCAAATGTCAACCAGTAAGGTCTTTACCGAGCTTCTGCACGAATCTCGTAGCCTTCTGCCTCTAGTTGCTCGATGATCTGCAGGAACTCTGCGACGTGCTGCTTACCAGCGTTGAAGGTAGTGAAGCCCACAGGATCGCGCTCGCAGAACACATCATCTTCAGCGTAGACAGGCTCTTGTTCGTCGCGATCAAACTCTGTGAGAACGTACTCGATGTATGCCAGCTTGGGATCAGCGCTGTTGATGATCTTGTAGGTATCAGGTGTGCGAGTTTGCAACACATGCAGGTTCTGCGTCTGGACGTCTACCTTGCCAGTGCGTTTGACAATGATCTCGCGCTCTGCGATGAAGTGGATGTTAGTGCTCATCATTTTCTCCTTAGTTCAACACCGAGTAAAACACTACTGCCCAACAAAACACCAGAGCCCCAATGGCTTCCCAGTTCCAAGTGCGGAGTTCATTTAGCATTTTCTTCATCATGTGTTTATTATACGACCTTTTGGCTTACTCTGCAACCGGGATCACACTGGTGATCATTGCTCGTGGATTCGACTTCTTGAGCACGGCGCAGGCAGCTTCCTCTGTCTCAGCTTCAATGCGAACTTCGTTTGCGTTCCATGCACACGGTCCGTCTTCGTACTTGATGATGAAAGTCATTGCCTGCTCCAGGTTGTTGTCCAAATGCTCTTGGCTATGTTTTTGCTCTTGCTGCTCACCGATCTGCTTATTGCTGACTTTCATCATTTCATTCATCCTTCAATCTATAAGTCAATTATACCTGAAGGTTGAATAAAAGTAAAAAGACCCTGGGGTTGGCAGGGTCTTTTCGTCAAAGTTCTTTGTAATGCTCTTCGCAGAGGGTTTTTATCCAACCTCCAGGTCGCCGTTCTCCAGGAGCACCGCAGGTTTCACAGGTCACTGCACACATTGCTTCTGCCATATTGATCATACCATAAATTCTATCGTCTCCGTTTTCAATGTAAAACCGAAGATCACCGAATTTCTCTTTGATCTGAAAAACAACAGGGAACTTGTAATCTGGGTCAGACTGTCGTTGCCAGTGAGCGTAATTTGAAATGGAGTTACACAACCGATCGATTATTGTGTACCATCCTGGTTCTGATATTTCAAGAGGAACTGTGCCTCTAGGGAACATATCAGGGTACATTTTCAAAAGTCGTTCCACCATAGCTTGGTAATTATCAGGAATATTCATTTCATTCATCCTTCACAAGGAACCCAAGTCGTTCAAAAATCATGTGATACACAACATCTCGGTCCCAATCATACTCACTACCGAAGCAAGAAGCAACTGGCTCCAGTCGAAGAATTTCTTCGCCATCCAGTGTCACAACTGCACCCTCAGCATACCCACCGCTACAACCAGGAGTTTCACAGTAAACATCGTCGAAAAGCCACTTGATTTTCAATTCACGCATGATTAACTCCAAGACCGGTGTTGTTCGTGGATGGACTCTTTTCCATCATATTCGTGTATGTACCACTCAATGTTATCCGGAATCTGCACAATTTTAAGATCACTGAACCTATCATTGGCATCCGCGCCGAGTTCCTCGACTACTTGGACCAGAATAGGATCTGTGCGAGAAAGATCACCGTGAAACAAGAAATTGTCTTCTTGCACGGAATCTTTATAGAATTCATCCCCGAACATACCAGGATGTTTGATCAGCTTGAACCCAGCCAACTCGGAATATCGTTTCCATGCCTTTTCGGACAACCCGAACCCACCAAAGCAGGTATTAATAACAACTTTCATCTTATAGTTACCCTTCGTAGTCGATACCGATGCCGGCAAGGTAGTTGATGAGCTTACGGCGCTGGCTTTCTAGTGCTTCGAGCATGAATTTGCGATCCAGTTGGAACTCTATGCCGCCGCCCAGATAACAAGCCTTAAGATATGCAGGCCCGGGTTTGTCCTCACTGTAATAGGCGATCAACTCGTCCAGTTGTTCGATAGAGTTCACCGTCACAGATAGATTCAATAGAGAATCGCGATTTTCACTGAATTTAATCATCATCATACTCCTGTTTGTGAGTGCTTTATGGTCAGATCTTCCACCAACCTTGTGAACAACAGAGCCAATCCGAACCGTCTACATTAACGATATCACCAACACTGACGCTACGGTAGTTACCATACATTTCCTCACGCTCATCCTCTCGACTAGGATTGTTGGTCAGGTCAAACATTTCTTCTGCCGCATCCTCGCCTTCCAGACCGGGGATATCGATAATACCGCACACACGATAGTTACCTTCACTGTCCAGTTTTCGAGCGAATGCGGCAAGATCCTTCTTGAAGTAGAAATCACCCAGAAAATCTTCCTTGACTAGTTTGACTGTAACCACTGCCATGATCTGTTCCTTGTTTGGTGTTGATATGGTTATTATATCAAAAAGAACCAATAAAAAAACCTGCCGAAGCAGGTTTGTTTAGGTGTTTGTTTTACTCTTAGATTTAGGTGTCTGAGCTGTTCCAGCCGTGCATAAAATTCCAGCCAGCTGATCACCAATCGTTATGATATTACTGATGGTGATATTACCGATTTGTTCCCACTCTGCATTTGGATTAGATCGCATGTAAAGAGAACCAAAACCTAATTTACAGGTCATTACGGTAACACCAATAAATGATCGTTGCTCCTGTTTCCCAGGGACTCGATGTCCGACCATCATGAAGAAACCATCTTTATTTGTGGAAAATGACTCTGGGTAACCCACCCAGACTTCGCCATCATCCGAGGTGGCCAAATGAACCGGTTGTGCTAAAGCAGTGCCGGCCAGAAAGAACATAAACGTCATAATCAATTTTTTCATTTAAACACCTTTAGTAAGGAAAGAGAATCACGCGGGACATTAATAACATTGAACACCTCCCCGTCGATTAAAATGGGTAGGTACAGATGAACACTGACAATACAACCATCTGACTCATTAATCATCCTGTCATTACCGACTGTACCCATGAAAGGAATCTTATTCAGTTTCCCATAGACTTTGTCACCCAGAAAAAATTTAGCTTGGGGTCTATGTAGAGAAAAATATTCGGATGCAGTCATTGATTGAAAGAGACCTTGATAGGTGGTCCGCCGAGTTGGACTCTAACCAACGATCAACTGTTTCAAACTGCTTTGCCGGTCCACCCTGAGTCGAACAGGGAACGCAAACTTAGAAGGATTGTATGATTTCCGGTTTCACCATGGACCGGCAAATCAGTCTGAAACTGAGCGGAATATTCTTTACTTAGTCTTGGAATTCCTTTTCACACACCCAGGAAATGATCCCAATCCTTACGGTCTTTCACATTGACCGAGCGCCTTAAATTTTCAATTCACAATCGACATGTTTTCAGCCCCATCAAAATCACACTAGCAAGATCTCCAGCGTCTATACGTTCTAGAGGGGAGTGTGATTTTGGTGGAGCTGGGCGGAATTGAACCGCCGTCCGCAACACCTTTCCGTTGACATCAACGAATACTTATAAACTGTCATACTGAAGAACTCTTGTTACTGTTTAAGGACCTTGCTCACTTTCCGGACTATGGGTCCGACGCACCGGTCACACCTTTATTGGTCCAATATGACTCATCGGATCTCGAACCACCACAGTTCTCATTGATCCCTAAAGGTACGGTCTCACCATACAAGACAGGCTGCTGGTTAGGCACTTTGCTCACAGGTTCTTCAGTATGACAGTGAAATCCCTACATTCCACCATCATAGTCTTTTACACAGGCAATCAAATTGCACAGCGCTCTTGGGAGACACCCCTCATGCTAGAAAACCTTGATAACGTCGCAACGGTTATCAATTTTACCAGTAGATCCGGGTACCACCTAACCTACTGCGCCCGTTTGAGGATAATACCCTAGGGAATGGGTAACATAGCCTTGGCGGGTCATATTATGCAAAATCAGTTTCCATAAAGCTCTCCGTCAGAGAACTACCGCAAATAAGTAGTTGCTGAACAATCTCTGACAAATCTTTTCGTTCACTCCAAGAACCAACTCTATATCCCCATGGTTCTCTGTAACCTCTGATATTTTCCGGTCCATATAGATAAACAATATCATGAATATTGAAATCTAGATCTTGTTCGCGCATGAGTTCAACTAGCTTCTTTCGATAGAAATTGAACTGATCAAAGTTTCCTGCAATAATAAAGATCTTGGACATCGTAATAAATTCAATGGAGCGGGATAGCGGATTCGAACCGCTGACGAACAGCTTGGAAGGCTGACACTCTACCACTGAGTTAATCCCGCGAAATGGTGGGAGTTTCAGGATTTCCGACTATCGTGGCTTAGATGTACCGCGAATCATCCACGAGTAAGTACCTGAACATCGAGGCTGGTAATATTTCAACACTCCCGTAAAAACATGGTGCGAGGACCGGGTGACGATCCCAGGACAAGCCCTTATAAGGAGCCCGTTTTAACCAACTTAAACTACCCTCGCAAACTCTTGGTGCGCTCGGAGGGATTCGAACCCCCAACCAATGGATTATGAGTCCACTGCTCTAACCATTGAGCTACAAGCGCAATATTTGGCGCGACCAGAGGGATTCGAACCCCCGACTTACTGCTTAGAAGGCAGTTACTCTATCCAGCTGAGTTATGGTCGCAAATTTCAACTAATCTTACTTAGCTTCAATTCATCTTGTTTGAATTGAAGAATTGAACGAACTTCTCCGTCGACGATCAACGGGAGATGAAGATGAACTGAAACAACAGAACCCTCTTCATCCGAAACCATTCTATCATTACCGACTGTTCCTCGGATCAAAACTCCATCGTAATACCCGAATACCTTATCTCCGATGAAGAATTTAGGCATCGGTCTATTTCGTTCGAAGTATTTCGCAAGACTCACGACAACATATCCTTTTCTACCATTTCGCAGTAAATGTCAGTCACGAAGCTAACACTAACTCCATGCTTTTCAGCGATCTGGCGGAAGGTCAATTCACCTTCATCAACTTCTTGTTGAATCTCAATGATCAGATCACGGAACTGACTCATTTCAGCTACCTCTTTCAAGTTTCGATAAGTTATTATACCGCGAAACTGAATAAAAGTAAAGTGGTGCTCCGAGTCGGACTCGAACCGACACACCCGAAGATAATGGATTTTAAGTCCATTGCGGCTACCTATTACGCCATCGGAGCATGTTGGCAGAGAGCATCGGTCTCGATCCGAATCCGTGTTACCACAGACGAACTGCTTAGCAGGCAGCCGCAGAACCTATCTGCTTTACTCTCTATGATTGGTGCGCTAGGAGAGACTCGAACTCTCAAAATTTGGCTTCTAAGACCAACACGTATACCAATTCCGTCACCAGCGCTAATTTGGTGCCCCCACGACGATTCGAACGCCGGACCTACTGATTACAAGTCAGTTGCTCTACCAGCTGAGCTATAAGGGCGATGATTTATATATTGGAGTTGCAGGAGGATTCCGAGACCTCATTATACGGATTTGCAATCCGCTGCCTTACCTTTCAGCCACTGCAACGTGGTAGCCAATGATGGTTACGATCCATGTCTTGATTCTTATGAGGAATCCGTGCTTCCATCACACTCCATTGGCTAATTTTTGGGCAGACGTTACGGTTACGATCCGTATCTACTTCTTTCACAGAGAAGGGTGCTCCCATTACACTAAACGCTGCATATTATGGCGTACCCCCAAGGACTCGAACCCTGACCTAACGGATTTGGAATCCGCGATGCTGCCATTACACCAGAGATACAAAATTGGTGGATCCTGTAGGGATTGAACCTACGACCTTCGCCTTGTAAGGGCGTTGCTCTACCGCTGAGCTAAGGATCCTTAATATTGGAGGGCAATGCAGAATTCGAATCCACATCTCCTGGTTCGTAGCCAGGTATTCTATCCTTTGAACTAATCGCCCGTATTGCTTATGGTAAGCCAGGAATCGAACCTGAACTTCCTTATATGCTGTCCCAGACATTTATAACGGAATCGAACCGTCTGACCACCTATAAAGGGGCATGCTACCACTACATCACTTACCATATTGAAGTACACAGCTGGATTCGAACCTTCACCCGGCATCAGGGCTAAACCACCTCTCGTACCCTTGAGGATCTATGTACTTCAATATGTGTTCTTGTTTTCGTAAAGAACACCGGGTTGGATAATCCCGGACGGCAGATGCACGAACCTGTCTAATTTTAGTCTGTTACCGTAACGTACAGACAGTGCGCATCGTCGCTCTATGGTAACGCCGTATCCATATTGAAATACACTACTGAGATAGAGTATGAAGGAATCAAACCTTCTTCCACGTATCACGTACTCGATGCCCGTTTCAGTCAGGCTAGTGTACTTCAATATGGCGACCCATTGTGGATGAGGAATCGAACCTCACATCTCTTGCGCTCTAGCCGACTGAGCTACCCGCCCGGAATGGACGGGGCAGGACTCGAACCTGCGTCTCTTGCATATTTCCACTTATACTACCACGGGTCATCGGGTTAATTACTCCCGATTATAGTAATTGATGATCAGTCAATTACCATATTGAAACACACTCAAAGTCGTCCTGCTTCATCACTCGACGGTGCCGGGCTAACCGTGGATTCAATGTGTTTCAATATGGTGCCGCCATCTGGTTCCGCCCCAGACTCTCCTGTTTTTCAGACAGGCGCTTTCACTAGATTAGCTTTAGCGGCAATGGCAGGGGTATCAGGATCCGAGCCTGAAACGACGGAGTCAAAGTCCGTTGTGTTGCCAATTACACCATACCCCAACAAAAACTGGTCTCGGTGGCAAGAATCGAACTTGCGCTACATGCTCCCAAAGCACGGGTGATACCATTTCACTACACCGAGAAAACTGGAGCGGATAACCGGGTACGATCCGGTGACTGATGCTTGGCAAGCACCTGCGTTACCAACTACGCCATATCCGCAAAATACTGGTGGACCACGGTCGGGTTCGAACCGACGACCTTCTGCTTGCAAAGCAGTTGCTCTCCCAACTGAGCTACGAGCCCTTTACTTATTCTTAACTATCTTGTCAAACAGTTCCAATGCATTGTCTCTTTTCAACCATTCACCACTCTCTTTAAGAGCATCTGGGTGGCACAGTATCCGCTTTTCAATGTGAAACCTATTCATGACAAAATCGTATCTTACAACCTTAAACTTCCTAAAAGGGTCTGAAGTTTGGTAATTTTCCAATCTTGATATTAGATCTATTGTCATACCAACCTTTATATGATCAGGAAAAACAGGATTCTCTACAAGATATACAATACCTGCTTTCATATCATTAAACTTAACACCAAGACTGAAGTTGTGTTTTAACAAGTTCAATCCAGCTATTTTCCTAGCTAGAGATTTTTCGCTTGTTTTCTTCAAACCCCTGTCTTTACCGAAAATGTTGTTATAGCATCCAATGTAAGAATCTATATGGTATTCTTCTATTTGAAAAATTCCCTGGGGTAAGAGACCTTCATGAATCAAAACTTCTAATACTCTAGTAGCTTTCATTATTATATCCTATGGTAGGTCGCCAGGGTACCGCCCCCTGTTTGTCGGATTAAAGGTCCGATACATCACTTTAATGTTTGCGACCCGTTTATCATGGTACCCAGTAGAGGTAACGCTCCTCTGTCTTTCGTTTATCAGTCGAATGCTCTGCTTTTGAGCTAACTGGGTGAATTGGTTGCGGAGTGATGGAATCGAACCACCGATCTGCAGCTTATGAGACTGCCGAGATACCACTTCTCCAACCCGCAATAATTCTGGCGACTCGTATCGGGTTCGAACCGATCTATATCCTGCGTGACAGGCAGGCGTCCACACCTAGCAGACTCACGAGCCAATATTTGGCGGATCCTAATCGAATCGAACGATCACCGTTTCCGATGGCATAGTTTTCAAGACTATTTCGCACCCAGTGCGCTAGAATCCAAATTTGGCTGTCCGGGAAGGGTTCGAACCCTCGACCAAAGGATTAACAATCCTCTGCTCTACCGACTGAGCTACCGGACAATATATTGGTGGAGTCTGTTGGGATCGAACCAACCATGCCCCGAAGGGCGGCGGATTTACAATCCGCTGTCACACCATTGTAACATAGACTCCAAAAGTACTCTCTTGTTATTTGGCATTCCCAGCGGATCCTGACACCGCATCTCGTCCTTGAAAGGGACGTGTTCTTCCTTTAAACTATGGGAATAAAACTTGTTCAAAACATTGGAACTTTATATCCTGGTTTATATGTTCTATACCACCCTTGTTCAAGATATTCTATCAATAAATCTTTCTTTATAGCTTTATTGCCAAACAACTCATGCCACACCCAAGTTCTACTAGACATGGAGTTATTTTCTCCCTGCTGAAATCCTGTCTTCTTTCTAGTAGCTGCTCGTTTTTCTCTAGCAGATTCTGACCATGCTTTTTTACTCTGTTCCAAATTAAATTCAGATGTAAAGATTTTAGGTATTGTTCCATCCCTGTGGCGCCTCTTTGCGCGCGAAGATTTTATATTACTATCAGTTGCAGCAAATTCTTCATCTTCTTTTAATCTTTTTGCATATGAGGAACCGCCTAGTTTCCCACCTGAAACTCTAGTTTCAGTTGTTTTGATAGAATTGATATAATCCCAACCACCAAACCCACCAATCTTTAGATTGTAAGTGTTCTCAGTTGCCAAGAAGTCCTCGTTCACGATCTCAGCTTCCTTGGCATACATTTCTTCAGGAGTGTCAAAAACAAAAAGAATTTCCTTCTTGAAATTTTCCAATCCATATTTCTTTTGGGCAGCCTTAAGATATTTCCCACTACCCATATAGTTGTCATCCAACTTTTTGGTCTTATGTGATCCGATATAGATCTTGCCATCAAGTAGGTTTGTTATCTTATAAATTGTGTAGAACATAAAGTTTTCCTCTATGTTCTTATTTATAAGAGTTCGAGTCTTGACATCGACTCAAGGGAGTTCCGTAGGGGTTTCGATCCCCTCTAGGCAGATTGAAAGTCTGCTGACCACACCAGCTGTCTCACGGAACAAATTTGCTATGGTAACCTGCTCACCCACCTTTCGGGACCGACCAGAACTTGATGCTATCTCCGTGCCAGCCAGGCAGGGATCGAACCTGCTTGAGTCTTATGTATTACCATAATTGAATACTCTGTTTACTGCCTGCTTACGCATACCCAGTGTTTTCGATTGGAGCTAACAACCATTATTCACTGAACTCATCCGCTTTCGGGTTGTTACCTAGGATACCCGTATTTCTCTGGATGGCAAGGGCGCTCATATCAGCTACCGAGCAAAGTATTCAATTATGGTAACCGCTACCGACCCGCTAGTGAGTCGTATCACAGTTAGTTGGATTACCATATTGAAGCACACTAGTCGAAGCAGATACCGAGTCATTTGGCTGCTGTTTCCGTTGACTAGACGGACTCGTTAATGTACTTCAATATGGTTCCCAGTCATTTACACTGGGTTAGGGAATTTCGGTCATCGCGGGTGCTCCGCTACATACCACCCACCGACAACGATTAAAGGTACCATCCTCGTTGTCGGCTGTTTGCTCTCAGTTACCATATTGAAGTGCACCAAACATAGCCAGAAAGCAGTGCGAAACTGGTGCAAGATACACTTCAATATGGCGCCCCTCGACAGAATCGAACTGCCGTAACCGCATTACAAGTGCGGTGTAATAACCACTATACGAGAAGGGCAAAATTGAAATTTGAATTGTTAAAGAACGGTGATACTTTGTATCGGATGAGCTTTTCTGCTCTGTTGTGTTTATTATAACACACCTCCGAATAAAAGTAAACCACATCATGTACTGTAGGCTGATGTCTCACTAACTCTAGCTGGGATTCGAACCCAACCTCTTCTACCACAAGGTAGCTGTGTTGCCCTAAACACTATAGAGAACCACCGGCAAGTGGGTGAGTATTCAGACCTTCTGACGGTTGCCGCCACCAGCCTACAGTACACGATGTGTTGTTAAGGAACTTGGTCTGAGAGTCCGATCACTCTTGACTGCATGGTTAAATTATAACACATTCCCACAATAAAAACAAACCCGCCAGGACTTTGTCGATGGCGGGTTGTGGTTGCTCAATAGAACTTGACCTTCAACTCGCCCCTATGCGCTCATAGTAGCTAAAATTGATACCGGGGATAAATGTGATTGCTTGCATATGTTTATTTAGTCATTTCTTAGACAAAATTTTCTGCAAATCCATAATTTTTACATTTTCCCAACTCGCACCGCCGACATATGCTGCAACAATTCCCAACCAAGAAAAGAAGGCCCATGACGCCAGACTTTGGTGCAGACTGTTAGCAGGATCTCCCCATCCGGCTATGAACACGATCAGACCCCAGCAGAACAATAGACTAAAAACCACGATTTTTCTACGGGTTGATCTAGTCGGCAGATACAGTTCACTGTTATAGGTGAAATTTACATTTTCCATGTTGACCTTCAAAATTTAAACCCATCAAAGTTACGACCACGTTGAGATTTATCAAACAGAGGGACATCTGGTTCCGACTTTGGCTTTGACTTGGGTTGATAGTTTGCCTCAGACAAGCCAGACTGAGCGGATTCCTCTAGATCATAGAGTTTCATCCTAGCCCGGTTGATACCCACAACAAATTTCCGGTTAGTTGCCAGATCACCATACCGATTCTTCAGAATCTTGATCATAGTCTGACCTAGTTCATCTAGTTCATCGGTTCTAATCAATGAAAAAACAAAATCCGCTGTCATCACGACGGCGATTGACTCACTGATAGAAGTAAGTTCGATGTCCGAATTATCAAAACCAGACCGGTTAACCTGCATGGCAGAAAGTACGGGCATGTTGTATTCCACGCCTAGAGCACGAAGTTCCTCTGAGATACTTTTCAGCAGAGAATAGGTATTAACACTACCGCCCTGTTTCAGTCTAGCGGATGCACAAATACCGAGATAATCCACAATCATTACATCCGGGATGAAGTTCTTCTTCACGCGAAGTTCTTCGATCAGACCACGAAAGTGACCAGAGTGTGCGGCCCCAGTGGGGTATTCCTTGACAATCAGCTTGCCATTACTTTTTGACTTGATCTTATCTACCTTTGTCAAAAACTCATCGCGAGACATTCTCTTCAGGTTATCAATGTCAACATTCATTAGGTTGGCATCAATACGTTCCGCGATCCTCTCCTCCGCCATCTCCATAGAAATGTACAAGACATTTTTCCCGGCCGAAAGATATGCAGCGGCAGCATGACACAAGAATAAGGATTTACCACCACCACTGGCAGCAACGACGAGAGATAGACTCTTTCTTGTCAACCCGCCCTTTGTAACACGATTCAGTAGTTCTAGATCAAATGGGATTCTCTCCTCCGCCTTTGTATAAAACTCATAACGTGACTCCGCATCCTCATCATATGAGTGACCCACTGCAGTATCGAAAGAAACACTAAGTGCGTCCTGAAGTAATTTGGGAATAGAATCCTGGGATAATTTTTCATCCGAACCATCAATGATCTTGATTGATTTCAGGATGGCATTATAGACACTTTTTTCCTTACAGAATTTCTCCGTTTGCTCCATCAGCCACTCCTGCTTCGGAGTCGGCTCGGAACCAACGGTATCAACCAAATCAATGACTGTCTTTAGTTCCGAATCGGAAAGGTCCGATCGCTGAACCAACTGAACCCTAAGAGCCTCTTTTGTGGGTGAAGCATTGAACTTAGAATAGAAATTAATGACTTCATCTAAAAGGGCAGCATCTGGTCGACTACTGAAATATTCCTTCTCTAGAAAAGGAATAACTTTCCGTGCGTAATCCTCAGAGGTGATTAAATTGGTCAGAATAGTTTGTTCAATCATTCACGTCCTTCCATAATATTTTTCAATGACTGTTGGATATAAGTCTGGATAATCTGCTCAAGCTCAGGTAACCGATTATCCATTATATCACCTCGGACAATACTGTATTGATAAATGATCTTACTATTTTCATCTATGGATAAATCTAAAATCACAAATGCAGTACCAGTAAATGGACCAGATTTAATAAGGGCGGGGTGGAACCCACCCTCCATAGTTACACTGGTGTCAATGACAATTTCAGTCATCTACCGATTCCAATTGTGCGTCAATATCATCATCCGTGATGAGACTTGAGGACCCAACCATGAACCTCTTTTCAATAGCACTATGGAACAATTTATCCTTCATGAGTTTATCCCAGAACTCATTTGTATGAGTATCCTTCTCACGGAATTTTTGTTCTTCAATTTCCCCGGTTTCCATATCCACCCGGGAATACCACCCATTAGAAGGTTTTTTCACGAACCCCAGATCTAATGCAATATCCAACATCCCAGACCATTTCTTGATACCTCCCTCATACATCACTGTAAACGGAAGTTTAGACTTTTCCTTGACCCTACGAGATTTTTCAATATTCATGGTGAAGGTCCATCCAGCCAGATCCGAACCATCTTTTTCTTGAGATTTACCAAAGATGATAACGGTATCGCTAGAGTACATCACGCCCGTGCCGCCGCTTACTACGGCCTTACTGTACATCTCCTGAGTCTGGTATGTGTGATTAATGAAGATCCCAGGAATGTCCTTGGTTGTAAAATGAGGGGTGATAATCCGAAATAGACTCTTGATCTGCTTTGCACGAGTCATGTCAGATACGGATTTTTCCTCCAATGCATCTTCGACCTCTTTCTTTGATGCCAAATTACCAATGGAATCACAGAACACTATAACCTTGTCTCCTCGTTTCACTTCTTCCAGGCGTTTCGAGAGGTCGAACTTTAATTGTTCAATATGTTCAATTGGGATATGGAGTACCCGGTCAGTATCAATGCCATTCGAACTAATATATTCTGGGGTAATACCAAATTCCGAATCATAGAATAAACAGATCGCATCTTTATGTTTACTCATATAAGCCTGAACTAGCACCAGACCTGCAAGTGACTTGAAGTGTTTCGACGGCCCGGCCAGAACCGTCAACCCCGAAGTTAGCCCACCATCAAGTTTACCGGACAGGGCGATATTAAGGATCGGGAATTTTGTCGGGGTCTGATCCTTTTCGGCAAAGAAATCCGACTTTGACAACACATTAGACATTTTGATGGATCCAGCTCCACGCATACGGTCTAGTAAAGAACTCATGTTTTTCCTTAGTTAAGTTAAATGATTTTGATAAGATGGATCATAGTTAACCATCAACCAAAGAAGTCGTCCAGGGTAGACACTTCCTCTACACTCCAGCCGATTGGTTTCATCATGATTTGCATAGCACTGAGGAAACTTTTTTCAAACTGGGTTTCATAGTCGACATATTTATCCAAATTAAACTCCTCTGGCAAATGACCGTCCGCCGGAATAGCCAGAACATTCTCCTTGAACGGATTGGGCATTTTTAGATAAAAGAACCTAATCTTTGATCCTTCTTTGATTATAGGATATTTTCCAGAAAGTTTATTTTGCCGGATGTAATGGTTGTACAACAGAACTCCACGGACCTGGATAGGACATCCCTTTTTGTAGATGGTCTTATCATCAGAATATTCCAGGAGATTATTTGCCCCACGGGGAAATGAAATTTCATCTACGGGTAGAGACAAGAACTCGCGTTTGACGGTCTGGATGAAATTCTGAACTGTTTTTTCATCCGTGGAGAAAATCAAATCCAGAGACTCCTTGAGTTTAGACCGAATGAAAGCCGGAGTTGAACTCCTGACCAATTCAAGTCCAATGGTCTTCATCTTTGGTTTCGAGTAAGTGACGCCCTCTGAACTATGGACCCGCATAGCATATTTTTTGCGGGCCATGAAGATAGCCTTATCGGCGACCGCTTCGAGTTTGAAACTAATCTTATTGTCGAAGAAGTTTAATTGATCAGAGACACGATTACATATTTTATTGACCTCATCCTGGAGAATATCTAATGCTAGTTTTTCAGACATTTTGACTATCTGACCGGTTGGTTTTCCAGACATAAACTTCTGAACAACTGCATCAATATTAAAGTAGACCGAATCGGTGTCGATATAGGTAAGATAATTCACCTCACTAGTACCAAATCGACGATTCAGTGCCAGGTCAATTCCATTTTCAATGGACCTCAAGATATACTGACCGGTCAATGTGATAGATTCCGCCACATCTGGATTAAAGAAACGGAATCCCTCATTGGCAGTAGCGCCGTACAACGAGTTCGCAAGAATCTTTATTGCCATCTGTTGGGCATTCAATGCAGCGATCTTTGATAGTAAACTAGAATCTTTGGATTTTTCATACTCAGATTCTGTGTCCAACATTTGTTTCTTTGCCGCTTTCCGCTCTACCATCAGATCGGTAATAAGTTTAGGCAGAAACCCCTGGTTTTCACGCTTGAACATGGCACCAATTGCAGAAATGGCCATATCCTGCTTTTTGGCCATATGTGACATATCGGCACTACCATCAAGCATCTGGTCAACGGTCACCGGTATCCTACCGGAAAATGTCTCCGGACTAATATTCAATGACTGCATGATGGATGGATACAGACTAGTTGCATCCAATGATACCATCCAACCATAAAAACCAATGCGTGGTTCTTTAACGTAGGCCCCTTCAATGTTCCTAGACCCAACGTGTTTCCTCTGGGGAGGAACTATTTTCTCCGCCAGTAGAGTATTAGCAATCAGAGAGTCCCACAGTTTTACCGGACTGAACACATCATCAAAGTTGATCTTGGCCTTGTAAGCCAGAGCCAGAGCCACATCGATCAGCTTCAGTTTTTTATCCAGATCCGTCACCAATTTCACGTCAACGATGTTATAGTGCGTGAAAGTCTCCCAGTCATTTTCGATATTGTCATTCCAAGACTTACCGGGGAGTTCAACCTTTGTGTGACCCAATTCCTCCTGGGAGATGAACTTTAGCGAATAACTCTCGCGTGTAGTGTAGGTGAATTTTTTGTACAGTGCAAGATAATCCAGGATAGCTACACCAGGGATAGTGCAGACAACTTCCTCATTACCTTTAATGAAAAGTTTCTCTACCTTACATGTGTTCCATGGACTCAGTTTAGATGACTCACCCTCACCGAGCACTCGATCGATCCGGTTAGCCAGATAGGGAATGTCGAATGTCTCGATGTTCCACCCGGTAATGATATCCGGGTCAATCTGTCTCCAGAACTGCAGAAACAATCTCAGTAGATTAAATTCATCCTTGCAATGTGCATATTTCGTGTCTGTTCCAGAATACGGTTTTGTCCCAAAGGTATAACACCGACCGGTATTGATATTCTGCAGGGTAATCAGAACTATCTCGCCATCGGCCGTGGCAGGTTCTGGAAATCCGGATTCGGGGATAGATGTTTCTATGTCAATAGACCAGATAGACAATTTAGAAACATCTGGGGTGATTGTCCATGGGTACCGCTCACCCAAGAACTGGAGAGTATAATTCAGTTGCCCGAAAATTTCAAACCCATCAACATCCGTGTATTTTTTGACAAAGTCCTTAGTTTCACGAATTGTCCCGGGCTGAATTGGCTTAACCGACTCACCGTTCATGCCGACATACTCCGACCCATTCCCAGAACGGTCAGACACATAAACGGTTGGGGTCCATTGAAGTTTATAGTGGCGTTTGATACCAGATTCATCAATTTCCTTCAGGAGGATATTGGAACCTTGAATTGAGCAATTAGTATAGAATGATTTTGTCATGCAGTATCAATGATTGATCACATCATCGGTATAATGACCGATGCTTGAAATATTTTATCAGATCGGAAAGAAGTTTTATTCTTTGCCGTAAAGCAGCATACAGATATCTGCAGCCGAGTCATGCACTGGGTGATGTTTCAGCACCAGATCAAGGCTGAACCCCGGGCACTTGTCTTGATCTACTTCCACGTACCCGTTCTTGGATGTATTTGGATAAATGAGATCAATGGCTGTTCTCACATCGCGATACTGGTTGTAAGGGAATAGTTCATCTTCGCCGGCGGCTTTGAACAAACTATCAAGACAAGAACTGTCCATGGAGCCTCGGGTCCAAACCATGGCTTTAGTATTTTCTTGACTGTTCACCCAGTTCCTACACATCTTTATAGCCTGAGTGACGGGTACATCCTTGGATGAAGGTACATAACTATACTTCCTCTGAAGATCTCCCTGTTTCTTCCACCACTCAATTGTATTTTTATCTACAGTCCGTTTGTAATTTTCAATCTGATCTTTTGCATTGATTTTAATAAAGATTGAATTCTCAAGAACATCCTGATAAGACCGTGTCCGAGTATCCGAGATGTATAGAATCCCGACCGAAAGAATAACAGAGGTGCTTTCAACACCCAAAGTCTCAATATCAAGTGAAAAAATTTTATTTCCCCTAAGAAGAATAATGAATAGATGGTACCCGCGGAACTGCAATTCCCGATACCTCTAGACATATTATATCACACTTTGAGGCATTTATAAGAAAACGCAGGAACTCGCGTTTTTTCGGAAATTTCCGTAATAGAATTAACCACTTAGAACAGACAAAAATGAAAATCCCTCTAGGTAAGGGGTAACCATGTATCTATGGTATTAACACACGGATAGAACAGAGGATTTTCAAACTGGGTCGATATGCTTACCTTCGGAGCATTCCTCTATGAAGGCAACCGCATATTCTTCTTCATTAAAACATCTAATCATGAACAGTGATGGATCTTTGGCATTCATAGCATAGACCAGAATATTGGAATGATCACTTACACTAATTCGAAATAACCACTCATTCTTGAGGATCATCGGGAATATAGACAATCTTTTAATTTTATTCATTTACTAAAAAGGGTGACCGAAGCCACCCTGTATGATTAGATATCCGAAGATTCGTTGAGTAACTGTGGATATTTATCACTGGAAGGAGCGGAAATATTGATCCGCTTAGGTTTTTCCTCCACCGGGATAACAGCCTCCAAGTACACCTTCAGGATGCCATTAATCAGTTCGGCATTATGGACAACGACATTATCCATAAGCGTGAAACAACGTTCAAATGCTCTATACGCAAATCCTTGATGAATGAAAGAACTTCCATCATTCGTAGCATCGTGACCTTTACTACGGATACTGAGGATGTTTTTCTCTAACGTAATATCAATATCAGCAATCGTGAACCCAGCTACTGCTAGTTCAATAGAGTAGGTGTTCTCACCGGTTTTGCGGATATTGTACGGAGGAAATCCAGAAGTCTTCGACAAAGAATTCGCCGCGATTCTGTGCGCACGCATAAGATTGTCAACACCGATACTGTTTTTCCAAAGTTCATCAAAAACTTTTTCAAGTTCTGCTTTCATTTTACTCTCCTATAAGGCAAAGTTAAATGGGCCCAATAAGGCACCCATATTTGAGGACCTATTCCTCAAATTTTTTACTCGGTAGGCTTCTTTATCCTATCCGAAAGCATTTTATACTTGTGTTTAATTACCCAATCCTTCTTTTCTCGGAACGGAATAACTTTAATATTACTCAGATTAGTAGTAGATAAGTTTTCCTTCCGAAGAACTTTGCACAGACCCCACTGTTCCAATAAAAGGGCTATGGTATTTCTACGAGTAAGATCATCCATAGTCATATCAAACGGCTTACCTTCAAGGGCAAACATTTCCTTGAAGTGGACCAGATAATATTTACCCTTTTTGTGCAAGATATGGCAGCTAGGATATAGTACTTTTTCCTTTTTACTAGCCACACCAATTCGACTGAGTGTCTCCCGAATCTTCAAAAAAGAATCTGGATCATCAATACTGATTTCCAGTAACTGTTCTGGGCCGGTCCATTCTACTAAAATTTCATATTCATGTTGCATTTTTACCACCTGTATTCAAAGACATTCTAATTGTTTCCAAGTCGGATTTATTTAGAATGCTCAAATACTGCTCGGCGATTTTCCTATTACATTTATAGACAGTCTGAACCAATTCCAGGTCTTCATCTGTTACCGTCTTTGCCCATTTTGTGAACGGGCGCCGCTTCTTCGGGACAGAATTGAAAAGGAATTGGTAGTGTAAATCCTCCGGTAGCCTATCATTATTCATCAACTGAGCCAACATCACCGTGTCGTAATGATAAGACAAACCTCGGTTAACCATGAAAGGTTTGTATTCACCAGGAGAAGTATCTGGATCCCAAATACTCTCCTTCCCGTTAGTGATACTGTTAATGTAATCAAATGGTGTTGACATTTTATTTCCAGGTCGCAGTGACCATAATTTCAACACAAAATGCGGCAATTAGAATTTCTGCATCGACCGAATGCGTGGCCTTGAAGCTATAATCAGAGATGATCAGAATAATTTGTGGGATACACTGTGGTTGAAACAGCTCCGCGCCATGGTCATAGATTTCACGGAATAGAATCTGTGGATCAACATCCGAGTGTGCTCCAACCCATTTGCGAACTGTACCAAAGTCTTTATCCTTCATAGCAGAGAACAGATCTTTAAATGACTGTTCGGCTGTGTTGGCCAAAATCCCAGCATCAATTTCTCCGCCCATAGAATATCGCTGAAGTTCATTCAATGTCCGACGAAAATCGGGGAAATATTTCGTCACGAGTTCAGCGACAACTGGCTTTTGGTACTTGACCTGTTCTTGATCAAGGATGAAACAAACTCGCTTGAAGAACTTTGATGCAAGTTTAGGTTTTTCCGCTGAATCTGCCTTAAATGCAATATTGACACAACGGCTGCGGATCGGGTCAATGATTTTATTGATGTGATTTGTAGTGAAGAAAAAACGAGTAGATGTGAATTCTTCTACCACCCCCTTGAGGGAATTCTGAGCCAAACTGGTCAGTCCATCCGCCTCATCAAACAGTACAATTTTTGGCCCACCAGAGAAGGAAACGGAAGAACTAAATGAGGTCACTCGATCACGGATAACATCGATTGATCGTTCCATACTGGCATTAATGTACAGGATATCCGCGCCTAGTTCATTGGCTATTACTTTACAAACCGAGGTTTTTCCGGTGCCAGCAGAACCGTGCAGGACCATATTGGGTACATTACCGCCTGCAATAGCGTCCCGAATCATTTTCTTTGTATCCTCTGAAATGATCATGTCCTCTAGGTTGGAAGGACGATATTTTTCAGACCAGAGTAGATTTTCAACCATAATATAGACTCCAAAAAGAAAAGGGTATGTGGATTATAACATACCCCGGGTACACTCAATTAAGCGAATGAACTAGTTGCTTCAAGTGCAACATAAACCGTCATATCATTAGAACTGGCAACCCACCGGCTGATTTTCTTAGAGGAAATTGACACAGTATAATCCTGGTTGATCATTTTCAGGTTTTCAATTTTCAGATTTGCACGGAATGTTTTATCAGTTTCACACAGAGTAATCTTGAAGGTGTTGCTTGCACTGTTCTTGGAATCACCCACAACCAATTTCAGAACGCCATCTTCACCGATGACACTAAGTTCATTGGCCTTAAGAACAGATGCCGTACGTAGAATTTTGGTTAGGTTTGCTGCGGACATTTCGAACTCAACATCCGGTTGAGGGAATGTGATGTTTTTATCCGGTGGGAGTAGAAGAACAGAAGGATCTGCCGCATTGAAATTAATACAATCAGAACCTTCGGAGATTGTAGCCACCTTCGCGGTAAATTCAATAGAAGGATTTTCAAACAGACTCAGTGCACCTAGGAACTCACTTAGGTCATAGATGTGAAAATCCGTAGGAATTTCATCGGGGATTGTCACACTGGCCATCACATTCTTCTGTGGACTGATTGTCTTCAGAAGAGTACCTTGCTTCAGTAGAATGTTCTGGTTAATGCCAGAAAAATTCTTCAGAATAGTAAGAGTTTCTTTTGAAAGTTGCATGATATAGTTCCTTTATTTGATGGAAGTTGTATAAGAAGTTGGCACTGCTGTACCAGAGAGATTCACATTGGTAATTATATCACCGGATTTTACGGGTTTAGGATCTGCCAGAGGGATTCCAGATTCATAAGCATCCAGCACGAACATCATACAACAAATAGCATGTGCAAAGTGATGCTCACCCGTTTCCTCATCTACTAGATTACCCTTCAGTATTTCATTGAAATGCCGAAAAGCAGCATTTTTGTAACGATAATCACCATCTGGGACATATTTCCAGTTGTCGCGTTCATATTTTTGAGCACCATATGTCAGAACCCGAGCCACGGCCTCTAGTGCATAAGGTGGCAAGAGAGCCATATGTGGTTTATCTTGATCGAATTTTCTTCCTGTCTGAGTCATTATCCACCTATAAGTCGATTTGTAACTAATGTAGTAATCGTCTGTTGAAGATGTTCTATTTCAGTTGCAGCCTCATCTAGAAGGTCTGCCAGACGATCGGGTTTATTTTCCTGTACTGATTTCCGGGTTGGAATTTGTCGCCGAATTTCCGCTCTTTTTCTAAGACGATATACCAGATCAGATTCCGTATTTTCTGAGTTCATCTTGATAATCTTCCTCGAGTTCTTCGTTGATTGGAGTCAGTTCTTCCTCCTCCATATCTAGTGTGTTTTCTTCAGATGGGAAGAAATACACGCCTCGTTCGACGGCATTATTCGTCATAAGCCACATGGGCATACCGGTCTTGAATTTAGGTCCATCCTTCCTCTTTTCCTTGAATTCCTCGTGGAACTCTCGAATCTGCTGAAAGGTGACAGAATCTTTAACCTCTGGGTGAAACATCTGAACCAGAGTCACCCACTTCTTCTGTGATGGAGATAGATCAAACCAAGTTAACATAAGGTCCTCGCAAATATGGGTTCATTATATCACATACTGTGGTTAAATGTAACTGTAGAAAGAAAAATCTCCCTTCTTTTCCACCTGGATCACAGATGAATAAGCATCGGGTGCGGTGTCTGTGTGTGAGATGACAATGACATTACTATCCTTCATAGTATCAAGAAGTTCTGTGAACTTGACTCGGGCATCTAGATCCAGACTAGAATCCACCACTTCATCCATGATGAGCAGATTGACCTTAGCAGAATTTTTCATAGCCGCGATCTGCCGGAAGGCCAAAAGAATAGCCAAGTCTAGTCGTTTTTTCTCGCCTTCACTGAAACTAGCATAACTGAACTCATCCCGACCTCGACTCTTGATGACCTCACTGAAATTTTCATCTAGATTAAAATTAACAAAAAAGTCGAATGCGGATAGATACTTATTGATGAGATTATTCAGGACAGGTAGGTATTCCTTGATGATCGCAGTCTTAATACCGCCGTCTTTTAGGAGAATCTGGGAAATATCCTGTAGTTGTTTCTCTTCTTTTAATTCTTTTTCACGCTGAATTAACCGAACTGCCTCTGAAGCTATTGTCTTTAGTTTTTGTGTCTCTAATTCTATATCACCCGTGTCCGATTCAATTCTCTGAATAGATAATTTCTTTTCTTTTATCGATTGCAGAATAATACCAGCTTCGCGTTTAATCTCAATGTCGAGTGTGTCATACTCGGTCTTCTGTTTCTCATATGAAGATACTAGTTGAAATAATTGATCCATCTTAGGGGTCAATTCTTCAATCATTGATGTATATTTTTCAATATCTTTGGAGAACTGTTCTTGAATTGTATCTTTATGTTCGTGAGAAATACCTTGCAGACACGACGGGCAACTAGTCATTGATGTGATTTTTTTAATCTTGCTCAATAACTGATTTGATTCAAACTTGGCGTCTTGAATTTTTCCTTGAATAGATTCATATTCTGAATTATTCCGACTATAGGTATCATGATCAAGCTGTGATAAAAGAGCCTGATTATAATCAAGTCTTGTTTTACAATCTTGAAGCTGTTTATTCAGATCGCTGATATCTGCCTGAAGTTCCGCCACTCTGGTTGTTTGATTCTTCTTGATCAGGTCAATAATGCGTTTTTGTGATTCTGTCTCCTTCTTGACTCCATCTAACTGGACTGTAACCAGCTTAGTTTCTTCTTTAGTTGCTGCAATTCTGTCCTTCAGAACGGAATTCATTTTACTAAAGATACCAATGTCTAGAACATCCTCAATGACTTCACGGCGGGCGGCAGTGGTAAGTTTCATGAACGGTGTAAAACCGGCCGAGCCAAGAATAACTACTTGACAGAATGTCCGAAAATTCATCTTGATGATATTGACTTCCAAGTATTCCTGCATATCTTTCATTGCAGCCTCTTGGTCAATCATTTTGCCATCCTGATGAATTTCAAACAGGTTAGGTTTTATTCCACGGATGATTTTATATGGAACCCCGTTGACCGTCATGTTCAATTCAACTACACAATTTTTCTGATTAATTGAGTTGACTAACTGGGGTTTGTTGATATTGCGATATGGTTTACCGAATAGGGCAAAACAAACTGCATCTAGAATACAACTTTTACCACTCCCGTTGCTCCCGACAATTAGCGTGGTGGGATATTTGTCCAACTCCCAGACTGTAGGCACATTACCGTAGCTGAGGAAATTGCGTGCAGATAGTTGTTTAAAATTGATCATAGAAACTGTGCTTCATTATAAAGAGACTGAACATAAGTTTTGATTTTAGTCTTATCCAAGTCAGTGGTAATACTGTCAATGTAACTGTTGATGATAGCCGAGGAATCCTCTAGATCAATAGTTTCCTCAACATCACCATGTTTAAATTCATCCATGTTCTCAATGATGGATACCTCATACGGCCCGACCAGTTTAACAGAGTCAATGAACCGATCAAACTGATATAAATCAGACTTTTCTTGAACAACTACTTTGACATATTTTTCGGTTAGGGAGGAAATATCACCGGACCAACCATTATTATAAATCACCTTCGAAAACATGGTATATGGGTTTTGCACAAACTCCAGTTTACCTGTCTCTAGATCCAGTACATGGAACCCCTTCGGATCTGCATAATCCGACCAAGTGATTTCATAGGGTGTACCGACATACAAAACATTCCCACGCTGTGACTTATGGTGATAGTGACCAGAGAATACCATATCATAACCACCAAACAAATCTGAACTTAGACCGTGGTTCAATGCCTCCCCGCCTCGGTACATTGAGAATCCGGAAAACTCAAAATGACCTAGGCAGTACCTAGCACGGTCTTTACGTGTTATGAATTCACCTAGAATATAATCTTGATTCTCTTGACAGATCCATGGAATAATATCAAATTTCCCCACGGTTGTAGGATGACGGATAATGTTTACATTAGAATGTTCACCTACAAAAAGTTCAGGGCTGTTGATTTCGAGTGTGTTCTTGTGAACAATATCATGATTGCCTAGTAGAACATGCATTGTGCAATCTAGGTCTTTCAGTGGGCCGAACCATTGATCTTTACAGGTATGATAAGCCTTCAATGAAAGGGATGTCCGATGATCAAATAAGTCACCTAGTTGGTAAATATGTTTGATATTGTTAGAATCTATGTAGGGGTATAGACAGTCCGAAAAGAACTTATTAAAAAATTTACTGAATTTATCACTGCCACCACGAGCACCCATGTGGGTATCACCACAAATAACTACCTTCATTCAAATAATCCTTCCAGACCACCAGGTTTTTCTGTTTTTTGTTTAATCACTTCCACAGGCTCATCGTCAGTAAACCCCTGAATGTACTCGATGATTGACAGGGCAAATTCACCATCTTCATCGTGTTCCTGTAGCTCGAATGTATCCACACCCGCAGATAGGATCATTCTACGTTTCTTGGATGTTTCTTTTTTCTCCAGTTTGATGATATGAAGAAATGCATAGTAGCATGATTGGGTGAAATATGCAAATGGGTTCTGAGATTTTTCTGGGTTGAACATATGCACATTTGCTATGCATGCTTCAACTGCAGTTGACACCATATCATCGATGTAGCTGTAATTACGGAAATTATGCTTCTGGGCAAGACCTTTTGCTATTTTCCAAATGCATTCCCCAATGTAATTACTGATTTGAGGTTTTTGTGTACCATTCTCCAATGCGGCATAATACGCGGTACGGTACTCAACCACAGCATTGTAAAATTCTTTGTTATTGACATAGTGAGCTGGGTTCTTTTTGTCAACTGGTTCAACCGGTACGAATGGGTCTGCGTAGTGTTTTTTCATGGTTAAGTAACTGAGTAGGTATGTTTGTATTATAACAAAGGGTCCACCAAAAATTATTTTAGTGGACCCAGACATTTTATTTTACTAGTGGAGAGTATGATATAATATCCATGTAGGATAAAAACTATAAGGACAAACCTTTAGGTACATACCACTAGGACTTGGCGCAAGCCACACGCGGAGCGTGCATGGTTAAACCTTGAGTGATTCTAGAGGAACCTTGGTTAGAGTCCAGTTGAACTGTTCCGAATCATAGATGGATACCCGTTCATGGAAATGCTTCAACGTAGTATTTTCCCATGACTTACTACTTAGATCATCTACAATATCATACAAAGTACAGAACTGCTTACCTTTCTTAAGACGGATTCCACGTCCAATACTCTGACGGATCCTAATGGTAGACTTGGAAGGTATAGCAAAAATAATATTCTCGATACTTGGCATGTTAATACCAGTTGAGAATAGACTAGCTGTGGCTATGATAACCGAGTCTTCTTCTGTTTCTACCATCAAGCGAATCTGTTCCCTGTCTTCGATATCTGTTCCACCATGAACAAAATGTACTTTTCTACCAGAACCTTCTAGGCGTTGTTTAACCAGATCATGAATAACTGCACCGTGAGAATCAACATAATTGAATAGAATCAATGTGTTACCTCTACACGCCTTTGTTAGATTAGCAATGAATTTATTTCTGGTTTCATTACTAATGAGGAATTTTACTTCCTCTTGATATTTCATCCCCTTGTAGGTCTTTTTGACTTCAGTTGGGTACTGTAACATCAAGGCCTTAATCTTCAATTCTGTCACTTGACCTCGGTCCATCAGTTCCTTTGTTGAAATAACTTTGTAGATAGGACCCATTAATCCTATCAGAGATAATTCATTAATCTTAGATTTATCTAGGGTACCCGTTGTTCCGGTTCTCCATTCTGAATGAATGAATTTTTCCGTAGTTTCAAGAACAGCCGATGCTTTATATTGGTGTGCTTCGTCAAGAATCATGGCATCAACCGATTCTGTGATCTCCTTGAATAATTTAGGCTGATTTTTTACCATGGCATGCAGACTTTGCCATGTACTAATCATTACATTTTTCTGGAAAATCTTTTCTTTGCCAGAATACAATAACTGAACATTATCCTCAACATCCCACCCGTTCAAGCCAGAATAATCCTTGAAATCGGAGAATAGCTGTTCTACCAACATAGTTGTAGGAACTATAATCAGCAGTCTGTGATTTAATTTATCCAGATGATATCTCATTTTTGAATAGATCATCATGGATTTACCAGATGAAGTCGGGCTGATAATCAAATTGCGCTTTGATTCCATCATCTTGAAAACGGCTTCATATTGATAATCTCGGATTTCAAGTAATTGACCCTTCGATGTCAATTTCAAACCATCAATGAATTGCCGAATAGATTCTTCGCTGATACCAGTTTTTGGATTAAGTTTAGGATCAATTTCGAACTCGTATCCGCGGTCCTTGCAAAATTTAATTGCAATATTCAATAGTCCTTTATACAATTGTTTATTTCTGACATTGTATAGGCGAATAATTCCATCCCATATCTTTGCTTTCACCTTAGGATTGAACTTAGCCCCAGGAGTCATAAACGAGAAGAACTCAGATAACTCCATTTCAACCCCATAGTCTGAGCAATACACTCTCATGTGGGTTTCATTAAGATGTTCAAATTTAATCATGCACCAGCCCTAAATTTCTGAAATTCGACTATGTTCTTAATATGGAATGATCGTGTTCGGATTTCACCAAGAACGGATTCAAGAAAATATATAGTGGCTTTCAGGAACTCTACTCTGGCCTGTATAGTCTGAATTTCAGTATCAGCCTCAATCAGAGAATCTATATCTGACTTTAATGTTTTATACTGCCATTGTTCCCAACCATTTTCTTGCAGTTCTTCCCTGGTCATCTCACCCCGGAAATACTTAGCCTTTTTAACTTTCAGTTGGGACAGGTCGAACATTGTCTTGGTCAGTTTTAACTTGACCTGTATCAGTTCGTTGAGATATTTTGAATGGAGGTGAGGTGATTTACCAGATGCCTTATCTAGGTTGAGGTCATCAATATCACAGTCGCGTGACCATTCTTCACGCATTTGTTCAAGTGTCATCATAGAGGTATTCACGATAGTGTAAGTACCTCTATTTATAATCAGACTAATCTATAATATGAATATGCAAAGTTGACTGAGGCCTTTAGATACTGCACGTCAGTATTCTGTGAACTGAATGGAAGTGCGGATAGACTTGTTGGGTACATATCAATAAACTGGATACTCTGGATCGCATTATTTGAACTGTCGAGAATAGACAGGGTACCATCTGAGTACCCCTTTGCCAGTTCTGTTCTACTGTTTGAATTTCTCTCTGAATTTAAAAATGCCCCATAGATATCATGTGTTTCGGGGTATGTCAATCCAACCAGCCACCCATAGATTGCTTTCCAGTTTTTGAATTTTTCATCTACCAAGAATGACAGATTCAGATTGTCAAATTCGGCAGTTTCACCCGGTATTTTCAGATCATGGACTTGGGTTGATTGAACTACAGTTCCTATTGTCAGAGCGGGGAGTTCTACATCCTGAACGAAGAAAGTAATCTCCGGTAACTTTTGAATAGAGAACTTAAATCCGTTTGGGTTTAGCGGATTAATGCCATCTGGGGTACATAATGTACTCATACATAATCCTCATTGATAGTTTCAGACCGAAGATTATCTAGCGCCACACTGAAATGAAATCCATCGGATGGAACTGGGTTTCCATTTAGGTACTCTGCATATGCATGAGCTTCATCTGGTTTCATTCCGTACCTAAGAGTTACATGTGGATTAAACTCTGGGTATGAATGCTTCATCCCAATACCACGACAAACATCGTGCAGTTTGTGTAAGGTGACGGAGTTTAGTTTTGCAACTAGTGCAGCCTTTTCTCCATCATCGAACACATCAAAGGAAGAAACACCAGCCAGAATTGGATAATTAATACCCACTGAATTCAATTTCTGTAGTGAATCTTCTGGACACAATGATGTATCTTTAGAATAAATCAGGGTGCAGTGATAATCTCCACGCGGGGGTGAACTGCCAGACTTTGGAGGTTTGATACCGAATGTTCCCCACACATGATCTAGATCTGGTGCATCTAGTGCAACATAATTCCCCTGGGAAGTAGATTCCTGAATTTCTTTTTCAGTATCACCAATCTTGATACGCCGGGCAGGAATTTTTCTACCAAGTTTGTCTAATTTGTAATCTGCGGAAGGTGCTGTACCTTCCATGAATTGTTTAAACGATTTCATACATCAATATTGTAGTTTTTAGTATTTATTCCATGACAAAACTGTAGTTACCACAGTCATAGTAGATTCTAAATTTATTAGCTACCATGTTTTCAAACTCGGTCTTTGTGGGATCATAACTTGCCAGTAAACTAGGTAGATTTTTTCTCTGAGATTGAAATCTACTAATGATACCTACTCCATCTGTCCAAAAATATCCGGGTCCGGTTTCCTTTATGAGACTGAATCCAGACCTGATGTAGACATTACCGTTCCTAGTCTTTTATCTGCATAGGTGTGAATTGATCCAGGGTGTGTTTTTCTAAAATAAGATAACATTTTCTGGAAACCACCGACAATATTGCAGTTCATCTTAGATGCAAATCGGATTATCTCCCAGACACATTGTTTGTTGAATCTAGATTCCCCGATAGAAAGAACTGAAACTAGTTCATTGTTATAGAATAATCCCTGGTGGAATTTAGCACCAGAGAATCCGTTTATATGATTCTGAGAAAGAAATTTTCGGGCTGTAGCTGAGTCTATTTCTTCAAGTCTACATTTCCTAGCATGAATCTTATGGTCGGATATTCCCAATCTAGACTTAATCATGGATTTGATGAGATCCGTCTTATTCAACCATTCATAGTCAAGTACCCTGATTAGATTAATACCGACAGTCTTTGCTAGATCTACTTTCATCCTATGATAATTTTTATCGGTTTCATCTAATTCTTCTGTAGATGAGTGATAATATAATCCATCATATTCAATACCAAAATTAGCATCTGGCACAAGAATATCTATTTCTTTACCGTCGAGTTTATCACGATCATTCAATATAACCTTAAATCCCAGAGATTGGATCCATTCTGCTATCTGTTTTTGACCTGCAGAAATGCACCTACCGTAGATAGGATCAATGTTATGGATTCTAGACCACTTAGTGAACTGCCAGATAGGTATATCGAACTCCGCTGACAGTTCGGTGTAAGTCTTTTGCTGAACTACATACTGCTCGTAGAACCAATCATAATCTGACACGAGCCTATAATCTGATTTTGGTTTTTTGTAGATATGTTTAATGTCTTCTCGCTGCGAGTTATATTCCACACCATATTTTTCCAGCATAGTTCTTTTTCTTTTCTCTAGAGAATTGGTGCGCTTCTCTGGAGTATTTTTTGCTCTAGCTGCCTGTTCCTTGCATCTTTCAATGTCTCTATTTGCACAATATGAACTACAATAAGGCGAGAAAGGGTCATCCCTTGAGCATCTTATCCGCTGCACTGCTAATTTGCATACTGAACATTTCTCTAGATCAGTATAAACTTTATTCTCTCTACATAGGAAAAGAAATTCCCTGCAGGTAACTAAAGTCTCGTGGTATTCAACTATAGGGTGATAATCACTAGGTAATACTCTTTTCAGAAAATCATAAGAGCATCTTTTAGCTGGGATCTTATCATTTACTGCAATGAGATCATAGATTCGACGTGTTATCATAAGAACATTATATCATACTAAATGAAAAAGGGACCCGAAGGTCCCTTTATTTATGCTGAAGTTAATTCTACAGAAAATACTGTAGAATCAAAAGTTATAGCAAATTAGTCACGCGCAATTTTCTATAGTAGACATTGGCGTTGCTGGTCAGATCAGCGGTGACTGCGCCACCACCCTGGCTGAATGGGTTAGCAACCATGCCGTAACGGGTACGGAAAGCCAGTTTCGGCTGGAAGGTTGCAGGATCCATAGCTTTGTACAGTTGCAGAGGAACGTATGGGCAGTAGAAGGCACCTGCATCAAATGCTGAAGTACCCTTATAACCAACCATCAGGAACTGTTCTGCGGTTTGGTTAGCAGCATATGGGTCGATATAAACCTTATACTTACCGTTCAGAACACCAGCGAAGGTATTGCTAGCCTCGTCAACGTTCAGGTTGGTAGACAGGGCTGGAGCATAGTCCAGAACACCGGCCATAGCCAGAGCGGATGCCACGTCAGCGGAACAGACGATGAAGTTACCACGACCACGACGGGTTTCTTGGTAAATCGCGTTGGCTTCACGCTCGATCTGGAACATCAGACCCTTGAACTTCTCTACAGACCAACGGCCATTAGAGTCAACGTCCAGGTCGAACACACCAGCGGTAGCGGTACCAATCTGTGCACCTGGCTTAGCAACACGGTAAACGGTACGAACCACTTCACGGTTGATTTCAGCCAGAATTTCATCTGACAGGATCTTGCTCAGTTCGGCTTCGGCGTCCAGACCGTGAACAGCCTTCAGGTCTTGAGCCAGTTCAACTGAGTATTCAGCGCGGAGAGCACGGCTCTTGGCTGTCACAGAAGTACGCTCAATGCTGAATGCCATCTGGTTGAATGGATCGCCACCGGCTGAACCTTGAGCTTCAGCGGATGCAGTTGAACGACCAGTACCGGTGGTAGAACCAGCAACTTCAGGGCCACCGGCGTGAGTACCAACACCAGAGAAGTCGGTATCAGCTTCATTGAACAGGGCTTCAGCACCGTTCTGGCTGGTATAACGGCTCTTCATTGCGAAGATCAGACCAGTAGGCTGGGTCATTGGTTGAACACCCATCATGTCATAGGCGATCATGGCAGGAGCTGAACGACGAACCAGGCTAATCAGAACTGGGTCGAAACCAGCCATCTGAGCGTTGGTACCAGCTTGACCCAGAGCAACACCCAGACCACCGGAGTTGGTAGGAGCATCTTCGAACAGGGCACGGCGCTCTTCGAGCTGAGCCTTTTCTTGGTTTTCCAGAAGAACGGCTGTTACCTGCTTACGGTAATCATCCTTGATTTGTGGGAGGTCAGCGTGCTCCAGAATAGGAGCCCACTTTTTAACTAGATCTGCACGATTTTGCATTTTGCTTTCTCTTTCTTATTGACGGATCAACGAATGGCTTTCAGATAACGAGCCATTGTGGGATCCAGTTGGGTTTCTTCTTTCAATTCAACTGGAGAATCAGTTACAACCGATTCAACAATTGTCTTTTGCTTAGGAGTCTTCACCATGTTTTCCTTGATCACATCAAGTTTCTTGGTGAAAGTCTCTTCATCATCATACGCCAGTTCTTCAGCGAGTTGCTTCAAACGCTCTGCTTCTAGATCAGAAAGACCTTCGGTGGCTTCCTGGATTTGCTTTTCTTTTGCAATTTGTTTCAACTCTGCTTTGAGACCAACGATTTCCGCGGTAGCTTCATCCAGTTTTTCTTCCAGTGTTTTTGCCTTAGCATCAACAGCTTCCATTAGGTCGAATTTTTCATCTGGTGCCTCAATGTAATGAGATTCCAGGAGATCCTTCATACCGCTTACAAAGCTTTCGAAGATTTCTAGTTTGATACCACGATCAAGGGCAAGCGCATTTTCATTCATCCACTGCTCGACCACATAGTCGAGATAACCATCAACTTTGTCAACAAGACCCTCTTTTAGTTGCTCAGACTCTTGTAGAGACTGAGCTTCTAATTCTTCAGCTAGTGATTCAACTTCCTGTTTAACACGAGCTTCAACCGCTGCCTCGAACATCTCTTGGGCAGTGGTTTTAAATTCTTCAGAAAATTCCTCGCCTTCGAATAGGCTACCTAGATCAATTTTCATTTCTTGTTCTTCTTTTGTTAGGCGAGCTGTAGCTGCACGAACACCTTTGATCCGCTTAACAGCATTGCCAAATTCTTTCTTTTTGTTTTCATCGCTTTGACCAGTACCGCCACCTGCAATATAAGCATGTGCAGCCGTGCGATCTGTAGCACGATTGATATATTTACCCAGAGTCTGTTTACTTAGTTCATCCAGTTGTTCTGATTCATCCTGCTGTTCAACTTCTTCTTTGACATGAACTTGAACACGCTTACCTGTGTGATGACGTAGCTCAACGTGTTTGCCAGGCTTGATGTCAGTTACGGCTTCCCAGTCACCAGATTTAATCTTCTGCTCAATTTGTTTCTGAGAATAACTCTGACCCTGTTTCATTTCATCCAGAATCTCTGATTCTTCAATTTCTTCCGACTTAATAGATTCAAGCTGTTTGGCTTGTTCCATCAGTTCTGCGATTTTTTGTTCTAGAGACATATTAGTTCCTCTTATTAAATTTATTTATACAATTTCAACTCTTGAGAACCATCAACGAGACTGAATCTCACTTAGGAACTTCTGGAACATGCCCAGAGCTTTTTCCTCAGTAATCTTACTCTTTCTAAGTTCTGCTCTGGTCTGTTCAAATACTCGACCATCTCCAGTGATAACCCACTCAGCAGATTCGTTAATTGCATCCACCCATGCATTGATCGAACTTGGATCCGACACTGCGTCGATGGCAAACAGTTGCAGGTCATCCTCCACGATCTTGGTGCCGTCACGGCCTTCCCGTAGACTACCCAGTGCTCGGGTTGAAACACCCATTTGAACACCACCTTCTAGTAATCCACGTAGAATTTGCCCTTGAGGTGTATTTAATACCTTAGCTTTTCCATAAACCGTAGTACCGTCCATCTTCAGTTCTGTAATCAGATGACTGGCAAATTCTGGTTTTGGCATAGGACGATTCTCTGGATGTGATAATTCACTAATCGCCCTTTTTTTGCTGACATAATCTTCGACGTACCGGTTAATGGCCTTTTCCATCACAGTCTTAGGATAGATTCTTCCATTACGGTTCTTTAATTCCGCTTCGGCAAAAATACCAGAGATGTACAGATCTTTCTTATCTGTACCTTCTGTGATAATTTCGATTTGACTATAGTCAGTGTTTTCTCTGAGAAATTTCAATTTCATTCTCCTACCTTAGTTGGGTCATCATACTGCCCAAAAGCCCAAGGCTCAATCTTAGAGTTATATCCAGACATTTTACGGAGACTGATCAGCAATGAACCACCGCCAGTGACTGTTACCGTAATATCATTAGTACTATTCTGTGTATCCAACATGCCGCCATGACCGGAAAGGTCAAAGTTTCCGGTTGAACCATACAGTTCAAAAACAGTCACTCCATTTCTGGCTACAATAATAGACCCACCGGTAGTCCATTGTAGATACTGGATACCAACTGTAGGCGTTGTACCTAGTTCCTGTGTAGGTGACAGCAAATCTGTACTTAGACTAATAGTTTCTGCCCCAGTACCCGTGATCTTGACGGTGGCTAACGTCTCGGTTAGCTTCATTATTCTTTTTGCCATATCAGTAAGTTTCCTTTAGGAATCTGTAAAGATCATCGGATGATCTAAGGGTTTCCATTATCTCAGTCGGGGTGGATTTAAGAACTTCTATATCCGATTCTGATAAAGCTACTACATCTTCCCCGATTTGGAATATGTATTTATTAGCAATTGTTGACCCAGTTTTCCTTAAATCTAAAACATCCGAGCGATTTGTGATGGATTTAGATAGCGCGATAGATAAACAAGATTCTAATAGTCCGTGAGTAACCTTATTATTATGTTTCTTAACTAATTTAATCGCCTGTTCTACACTGTAAGATTCTTCAATTAGAGATTTTTGTTTTAATACGGTAGTATTGATTTTTTCCTCTAACAAATCTATCGCGCTATCCTCTTCACTAACAAAGATATTTTCTTCATTCAAGTACCATTGATCTGCGATATTAATTACCGCAGATCCTTGGATATTATAGACCGTGGGAGTCGTCATCTTCGTTATCGTTTGGGCCAATCATTTGGTTAGACGGTCAATTGCTTTAGCAACACCCCTCTGTCGCTTGATCTGTTTCTCCGTTGCATCAAAAGAATGCTTTGAATATTCTTTTTCCATCTTTTCAGAATGCTTACGAAGTTCTTTACTAGGTGCCTCGGAAGACAAATCACGGTGCATATCTGCTACATTTTTAAGGTGCATTGCATTTGTGGCCAAGCCCGCGGCCTGTGCAGATGCTTTCTTTGCATATGAACCAAGAGTAGCTTTGCTCAGTTCATCCAATTGCTCTTGTTCACCGATGTACTGGATCAGAGCCTGAATTTCGGCTTCATCTAGACCAGACAGGAATTGATCAAACTGAGTTTCATCCATTTCCAGGAGGTCCCCAAACAGTTCAGATTCCGCCAGTTTATTTGCAGCACGAATCGTACCACGCTGGCGCTTATAGCTAGCCATGAAGTCTTTTGCCATGCCCTTAGAATCACCGCGGGCATGTTTATCCCCACTCTTGAAGGCATTGTTGTGAATATCCAGAGAGGCTTTCTTGATATAGTTACCAAGAGTTGTTTTACTCAGTTCATCGAGTTGTTCAGACTCTTCAACATGCTGTAACAGTGCTTGAATTTCTGACTCATCAAGCTCGGATAGAAATTCTTCTAGTTCGGATTCATCCAATTGACTTAGTTCTTCCACTAGATTTGTATCTTCTTGTACAGATTCTTTAAACAGATTGCTAGCGATAAATTGTTTCCGCTCTTCAATAGCAGATACCATTTTATCTGTCATAATTGAATGAAAGTGCTGTTGAATGTCCGAGGTTTTACCGGATTCAATTGCATTGATTAGATCTAGAATATTACTCATTTTCGTTTCCTTCATTTGGATCTGGTTCTTGTTTGATCTCATCCTCGAGATCTTTGATTTCTTCTTCAGATAATCTCAGTACGTTCTTTCTCACAAACGCCATTGAATAGTACTTACCGACATACTGATCAATTTGTGCTAGGGCTGCCAACCTGTTATTCAGAACCTCGAGATCCTTCAGTTCACTGAATTGGTTATCCTTGCGATATTCAATCACCAACTGTTTGGATATTGATTCCCAGTCATTGATATTGATAATACCCTTAGATACTAACTGGATTTTCAGTAGTTCTATGAATAAAACCGAGAACCTAGCCCGCAGTCGTTTGATGAATTTGTGGAATTTAAGTTCATCCCTGGAAATTTCATTTGACCTGCCCAGGGAGAAGTTTTGCTCTGGTTGTAGACGTGTAATTGGTACATTCAATGAACGCATCAATTTGTTCTTGAAATATTCAACGTCATCTAGTTGAGCTAGATTCTGGCCACCCTGTAGTGTCGTGATTTCGGTCCCACGTGAACCATCTCGCCTCGGCATCCAGAAATCTTCCATCATCGACATATGTCGCTTGGAATCCGCGATTTCACCCGTTGCCGCGTCATACACCAATTTATTACGGAACTTGTTCATTAATTCCGTTACATACTGTTCGGCTTTACCCTTAGGTAGGCTACCCACATCTACGTAGAAAATTCTACGTTCCGGTGCACGGGTGAGTCTATAGATAACAACCGCATCTTCAACCATTTTTAATTGGTTGGCCGGTTTAATTGCTTTCTGTAGATGAGATAAAACTAGACCATTATTTTGATCTATCAGTCCACTTGTGACAAATACCACAGAGTCTTTAGTCAGCTTGACTCCAGATTGGGTTTTATCATCAATACCTTTGTCATTGTAAAGATAATACTCCTCAACCGTCTTTGAAATTTCTACGCCAGCTTTAGATTTTTCCTTCTTGACATTCCGTACTTTTTTGATCTTTCTTGGATCTACAAATCGAACATCAGCGATACCGCGTTTGAAATTTTCACCTTCAAACACAACGTGATAATGTAATTTCCCGTCAACATAGAACTGACGGAAAATATCATGTCCTTTAATATCAAATTCAAGTAGGTGGAGAATAGAATCAAATTCCTCGTTGAACTTCTTTTTAATTGAATCTGGTAGTTTTGTCTGTTCCAGATTAAGTTCAACGGGGAACTTGTTATCGTCAAAGACAATAGCTTCGTCCACAATCTCGTTAATAGCTTGATCTACTTCGGGGTAGGCCGCAACTTCACGGTACCGACGAAGTAGATCATTTTCTGTCTTGACTTCACCCAATGGATTAAACGCATACCCATAGTAACCAGCACCGTCTGCGCCTACAACCACGGCTCCATCTTGAGAATCAGGGGAAACAACAGATGGGATATTCTCTGGAATATCTTCCTTCTGTCGTTTAATAGTAAAACCAAATACGTTTAATGCCATTGTTTATCCTATTAGGAATTTTGCACGCCGTCCGCAGTCCAGAAATTGTATTGGAAAGTAACAGGGAAAATCCCGATCTCGTTATTAGCACCCCAATCCAATTGCATTGAACCAACGGAAATTGGGAAAGCATCCTTGAATGTGTATTTCTTGACTGGACGGTCATTTCGGTCAGTCATGATAACAGACATGTCGACCTGGTATGTATTAGGCTGCTGAAGACCATTTGTGCTATCTGAACGTTGGATCATATTGATCCATGATTCAAAAGCATTACGTACAACCATGTCGGTATCTGTATATACTTCAATTGACCATGGTTCAAATTCACGTTCACCCGCAAAATGAACTTGACGACCACGATAATTTACCACTACATCAGAAACGGTAGAACTAGGTGCTTGAGCTGATTTTGCCAGGAACTGAAGTTTCTGACCAGCAAGCGGACCATTCTGCACGATCTGCGGGAAAACAATCTCGCAACGGAATTGATTCAGGCGTAGCCCACCCTGAATCATCTGACTTTTGAACGCTGAAATATTAGCCATGATTTATCCTTTAATTATAGTTATTTAGATGGCTGAGAATTACCCCAGCCATTTTATTAACCTGCAATCTCGTTAAAGCTGGCACCGGTGCGAGTAGCCACGAAGTTTAACTGAATGAAGTTAATTGAACGGTTTGGCTTCAGGTAAATATCAGCTACGAAACGGTTACCATCAACAACTTCTGGGGTGTTATTAGATTCATCACAGATAACACGGAAATCAGTCAGACCACGACGACCTTGTACATCACGCAGGAATGGCTCAACGATATTTCGGAATTGTGCGCGGGTGAAATCATCGTTGAATTCAAACAGCTGATACTTGGCTGCAGTGGCGATTGCTTTCTCTAGGGTGATAAACAGACGGCGGACGTTGATTCGGTCGAATGCAGATGGCTTACTCAGACCAGTCTTATCGCCATACAGAACAACACCTTGGCCTGGGAAGCTAGTCACTGGGTTGATACCAGATTTATACAGATTATCGCGGTCTGTTTTACGTGGGCTGAATGCAAGTTTAACAACGTTACGGATTTGACCACGATTCAGACCCGCTGGGGAGAACCAAGGATCATCGGTGTAATCTGTACGAGCACATAGACCAGCAATGTCACCGTTCAGAGGAACCCAACGGAAGGCATCATTGTACTTGTCATACATGTACTTGAAACCGGTGTCAACCACCATGTAGCTTGAGCTAGGCAGTGTATTGCGGAAGGCAATGATTTTCTCGGTGATATCGGATGTGTTACCGGCTAGAATTTCACCAGAAGAAACATCCTGTGGAGACACAAACGCCACACAGTCTTTACGGAATTCGGCTACGTTCTGAACAACGAAATTGGCCACGGTCGTGTCGGCTTTACCGCACATCACTAGGCTGACATCGAACTCTTCATCATTGTTGAACAGTTCAAATGCCTGAATTTTCTGACCGTTAGTGGAAACAAAATGATCTACACCGCCTTGCAGTTCACGTGTGATAGCTGAAGCACCGATTGAGGCATAAGTCGTGTTATTAGAAGCAGTGCCCCAGTTAACACCTACAGTTGGGTGATCCATCCACCATACATATGCCGACTGGTTATTGATCACGTTCTTGTAGTATGCGGTTGAACCATCCTCTTTGCGTGCATCGGATGCTTTGGATACATAGGCATATGATTCCAAAACAGTGCCTGCGGTTCCTGTCCACTTACCATCCTTGTCAACCACAACGATGTGTAGTTCATCACCATTTGAACCAGTGCGGGTTGCATATGAAGAAGTACCCGGGGCTGAATCAAACACGTCTTTGTAAGCCCAGGTTGCGAATGAGGCGGCATCTGCCATTGAAACAGAGATACTGTTACCGATTGAGCCAGGGTACTTTGCGGCAAATTCACCGACGATACCTTGACCTGCATCATACGTGGTCAGGTAGTGAGTCTCATTATTGATCTTCACACCGCCTTGGGTTACCGTAGCTGTAGCTGTAGCTGGGGTTGTATTAGAACCAGTAATAGTAACAGTAGCAGTGGTATAACCAGAACCTGGGTTGGTAATCTGAATAGCAGTAATGACGCCACCAGAAACAGTTGCTGTAGCGGTAGCTTGAATACCACCAACCGCTTCAGGGGCAGAGATAGTCACTGTAGCGGTTGTGTAATCTGTACCACCGTTAGTGATATTAATAGCGGTCACAGACCCGGTTAGGGTTGAAACTGCATTGCGCTGAAGGTTAGTGTCTGTTCTGACGACCAGGAGATTGTTTGAGTATGCCAGGAAACTAGCTGCAGTGAACCAGCTAGATGCATTTTGTGAGTTTGGACGACCGAATCTACGAACCAGAACATTCTCTGAGTCGATTGTGGTGACATCCATCACGGGACCCCAGGCTGCATCAACGATAGTAGCACCAATACTAGTTGAGACAGCCGGGATTACATTAGTCAGATCGCGTTCAGTAACAACTACTGAAGGGGAAAGTTGAATCGCCATTATATGGTTCCTTTAATATTCTGTTATGAGTTTTGGACTCTTATTTATTTATACAAAGTCAGACCGTGACCCATCCTTCTGAAACTGGATCATTAGTTCCATCTGAATAGAAACCAACTGGCAATAATTCACTCTCAATTGCTTCCATTCTGGATTTAAACATAGCTTCACGTAGATTGATATCCGTCAAGTTCTTGAAGTATGAATTGGTTGTAATCCACCCAAATAAAACCAGCGGCATCACAAGATCATCGTGTTTACCATCATCCGCCGCATAAGTACCTTTTCTTTCAATGAAGGTACTAATTTCAGAGATAGTATCGGCATCGGGGATAATCAATTGATTATTCTCAATTAATGTCTTCAGACTCTGACAACCAACACGTTTAACCTTTTTATCGGTCTGGACGCCCATTTTCAGGGAAGTTCCACCAAATCCCATTGACAATTCCTGACCAGATTTCCCACGTGAAACAAACATGATATTTTCATATTCTAGGTCTGAATATAGAATATGAGCAACCTGTTCACTACTATTTATCTCAATCAGAACTTGTGCATTGTTAAATTCTGTGGCTATCTTATATATGATATTCGGGTACAGCATAGGGCTGATCATGTTATCCCTATACTTGGCAACTAACCTATAGGGAGTCTCGGTTATATCAATCACCTGGAAGGCAGAATAATCCCCACCGACCCCCTTCGCTGTATCAACGACCATAACGTAAGATCTATTTGGTTCTGGTCGGTTATACACATCAAGACCATCTTTACTGAAAATGGGTTTCTTGACTGCCATCTTATTAATAGAATCAGCTCTGATCAGTGTAGCCGCCGACCCCAGGAAATGCATCAAAACTTCTTGGTTATATTTCAATTCACCCAAAAGTTGTAGCTGTTCACTGGCCCATTTTTCATCTCTTTCTGGGTGTTCCCAATATTCAACTCTAATAGGAACAAACCCGTTAATACCGTTTTCGGCTTCTGTCCAGAATTTCCAGAAATGGTTTAGACCGAGTGGGGTTGAAGTTAATGCTATCTTGGTTGTTTTACCGGCTGAGATAGTAGGATATGTAGCAGTAAAGAAATCATCGGCTACAGTATTAGGAATGATGGCACATTCATCAATATACAAAAAGTTAACCGATTTTCCGCGAATGCCGCTTGAGCTTGTAGCTGCAGTAAACGCCTTACTATTGTTTTCGAATGCTATATTACCCTTATTCCATTCTACCACACCCTGCTGCAACCATTTGGGTAGGTTTTCAATCATCAATTGAACACGAGACATAATTTCTCGTGCAGCAGCGGCCTTGTTGGCTAAAATGGCAACCGTCTTGTCATCATTGAATAAAAGATACCAAACAATAAATGCAGCGGCGGTCGTCGTGTTATGATGTAGTAAACCATGTGCATAGAATGTGTGATTCCCAGTCACACTAATATCAGCCATGTGTTCATATCTTCCAGTAGCATTCACACTAATCACATATTCTATACCAGCCTGCCCTTTTATAGCATCCCCCGGCTGTAAATCTTTGACAAAAACTTCGTCGCCATTATCCCTGAACACGATATGTTCATCAGCACATTCGATAAAACATGAAGTAGTTGTCAGTTGAAATATTTCATATTCAACCGTTAGATTGAAATTAGTTATATCTACCCAGCCAGATTCAGACTCAATTTGCCAATCATCTATTCGAATCGAGTCTACAAATTTTCGGTTTACTGTGTCAGAAAGTCTAAGCATTCTTTTATTACCTTTTCCGGGTTTTTTCTAAAATCATTCTCACATACATGTAAAACTTTATAACCAGCTTCTAATAATCTAGCATCTCGCTTTGCTTCTCGTTGTGGATTACTTTTATAAGTATGCCAGTAAACTCCATCAAATTCAATTATTTTCTTCGTAGATAAATCAATATAGTCTGGCATGAGACCTATTTCTAATCTATACTCTTTGTTCTTATAACCAGACATGTCTGGGCGATCTTTTGTGGCATAGAAAGTATCTCCAGCCGCATATAATTTATCAACTACTGTGAATAATTGCTGTGATATTTTACTGTAGGTTTGTTTTTGACAAGACTTCATCCACTTTAGAGTTTTAGCTGCATATCTGATTAGACCTTCTTCCTCACCATATTTTGATATAAACCAGTCTAAATCACGGGTCTGAGCTTTTGAATATTTTTCGTCTGAAGAATAGTGTGCTCTTGAAAAATGATTTTTATGATTATTAGTTTGTCGAATAGAATGTTCGGCATTAAATTTCATATGGGATTCTTCATCGTATCCATGAATGAAATTTTTACTCCATTTACTATATTTTCCCCCGTGATTATATGCGGGATTGTTTTCGCCTTTCATATTCTGACGAATAATAGTACTTTTAACTTCACCTTTATAGTTTGAACTATTGATACCATGTACAGATTTCAAATGCAAAGATAACTCTTTAGATCTAAATTTACACAATTCGCATTCAACCCAGTGTTCGGAATTTTGCGACGTATATTCTTTATGAGATAATTCTACCATACACGATAAACATCTACAGCTATATCTTGTCCCATTTATTGATGGGGTATATCTTTTGTCAACCGTGTTTTTGCAAATTTTGCAATTGAACTTCTGCGGCTGGGATTCCGTGTTCAAAGAGTTTTTGCCAGACATAGAACTCTCCTAAAGTAACTTCCACAATTTCACCGGTGGATTTCTGTTTCAGTTTGACTTTAGTATTTAGTCGTAAACATTTCCCCATCTGACGGGGAAACATACCTAAAACTCTTCGGTTATCCTTCAGTGCAAGAATGAATCGTTCCTGGTATGGAAACAGCTCAAACGGAATCAAACCCTTGTCAAGAGAAATAATCTTGACATAATGCTTAATGAAATAGATAGGATCTTGTTTACACTTGATATATTCTTCTAACTGTTCTGGCGTGAAATCTATAGATACACCAGATCCCTTCAGTAGAGGGTTAGCATTGTAGAAGCTTCCTGCCATTAGATATCCCCGGTTATGTCAATGTTCACCTGGATATCACCATGTAGGTTCACGTTCAAATCAGACCGGTTTGATGTAATATCCCATTGGTCAACGATGATATTGCCGTCCGAGTCCATAACAGCAGTGTGAGTCTGGAAATTACGAACATCTGCAGTTGTGTTCTTGATCAGACCGCTAGTCTTCAGATCTCCAAATAGGTTCAGCTTGGCAGTAAAATTCAGGGTGTGCGTCACTAGCCTGCGAATACTGAAATCACCTTCATAGTCATCTGAGACAGATATACCATTCAGGATCAGGGGAATATCTTGCTGAATATGCAGTTCTGGAATCGCATTGACCGTGAATGAATACTCTGGTGTGAACTTAGGCAAAATCTGCTCAATAATAGCAAGACCGTCTTCGGTACCTTTAGTCAGAATATACAGAGTGAAGTCAATGTTGTATGGCACTGGAGTATATGTTGCCGTGAGAACTCCATCCCGCTTGCACTGAATCTTGTTATTTCTGGAGACCATTCTTGAACTGTCATAGTTCATACCAGAAATTTCAAAAGCCATTCTGGGTAGTGTGATATATGTATGCCCGTCCTGATCGGGGTCTTGTTCAACTCTAGTGAGGAACTTTTCCTTCGGTGCATATGCAATGGGCACAGCAACAATCTGCGGTGGTTGTTCTGGGTTGTTGATATTAGAACGAATCACCTTCAACTGACTGAACATAGCTCCAAAGCCAATGACAGCCTGCTTGATCAGCCCATGATAATACGGTACTTCAAACATTATAGATTTCCGAATGGGTTGGCAACATCAAAAACGAAATTATCTGCACGCTGCTTGAATTTGTCATTAGTACCAAAATTGTCTGGTTGTTCTACGGGATTCATAGTCACATCGGTTGATTTATTCTCCATGAACTGATCAACTGTCTCGTTACCGGTGACGATATTCTCACTTGCGTAGCGGAACAGTTCTATCGTCAACTTATAGACATAAAGTTGACCCAACTGGTAAAACTGTTGTTGATGGTCATTGAACATAATCTCGAACAGTCCAGTCTGAGGCAACATCAACTTGATCAAGTCTCCCTCTGCCGGTCTCTTGGGAAGTACAGTATTACCAAATCTGCCGACCGTTTGATCCCACTTGCGCCTGGCAATGGTGATAGTAGCAGACTGCTCCATCATCAGACCGAATTTGGATGCAAAAGCTCCTTGCCCTTGGAACCCCTCTGCTGTGTCAAGATAGACCTGGATGGGATAGGCGTGTTCAAATCTGGAGAGTCGGTCTTCGCCCAGAATTTTGTCCTTACTTACAAATTTTCTAGGTATGTAAAGAGCATCAATACTATGAATATCAAGAGCCTCTGTAATTAAGGATTCAACGAGTAAATTCTCGTTGTTGTATACCTGATTGTGTAGTCTTAGTGCCATATTTGTCTCATTTTTTGTTATTTAGGTTCTTTTCATTAGACACTAAAACCATCGGAAAATCCATAATTAGATCAATAACTTAGAACACTAAAATTACGGTTCCTGAGTGTTGATGTGGGGCAAGATGGGTCCGATAGAATAACTACGCTTAGAAACACTAAATTTGTATTTTCCCTAATTAGATCAATAACTTAGAAATTCTTGTACAAATATTTTTCATTTTATATTTTGATTGAATTTCCATGTTATAATATCCATGTAAGGATCAAGTTATTAAGGTACTTTAGTTACTAGAACTTGGTTAATACTAGAACTTAGTAACATGGCTTCAGCCATCACACGCAGTGTGTATCGGTTAACCAAGATAGAACTCTAGTGGGCTCAACTTAGACATAATCTGATCTTCTATCTCGGTAATCTCTTGTTTACCCTCATCAAGAATCCGTTGACCATCCAGAGTAATACCACCCGGTAGTGTAACCCCTTGATACTTAGACAGGTTTGATCCCCACTGTCTCTTGAACAAAGCAGTAGTATATTCCTTGAACATTCTGTCGTTCCATAGACCAGGACTATCTGCTGGATCCAGAGCAGTATATGCATCAAAGATCAACCATTGATTTAGACCTAATCCACGATTTGCATTCCAACGGTCATCGATGTAAAGCTTACCATTGAGCTTGTTGAACCTGAATTGCTTCTGAGTATTCAACAGGTAGTCAATCAAGGAAATATGCGACATGACTTGCTGATAATAGATCATTGACGTTGAAGTCAGATCACGCAAGTCATTCATTCTTAGCTGATACTGAAGATCAAAGATGTTCAGCTGCGAAGATGCACTAGAAGTCGGGAATGGAAAAATCCGATTGATTGACCACACATGATCTGGCAACTGAATAAACTGGTTATCAATGTCAGTCTGCGTCAGCTGATGTTTCAGATATACCTTCTCAATACCATCGAAGTAATATTCGCGGAAGTACGCAATGGCTTCATCAATACGATCTTCCAATTGTTCATCGGACACATCAATATTGATCAGCGGTGCACCAAGCGAACGCAGACAATATTGTTTTAGTTCTTCTCTATTAGTTACGATAGCCATTATAGTTTAGATGCTTGAGTATACAGATTATCTAAATCTGTTTCGGATAGGTTAAGTACGAATGCCAATTGCTGAGTGAATGCGCTGTTGCGATCCACTGTCTGAGCGTATTCCCACTCGATCTTAGCAGCTCTTCGCTGCGTCTCATCAGGGATGGCTGCGATGGCTGTGTCTACGTCATTCAGTAGCCCAGCACCCAGCAGAGCCAGCGAAGCCGTGCCGCCAAT